TTTCCGCGAAATGCTCTTGAAGAATGGTTTTCGCCCGATTCGCTACCATGACCTCCGCCACTCCTGCGCCAGTCTGCTCATCAAGAACAAAGTCACGATGAAAGAGGTACAGATGTGGCTGGGGCATTCCAGCTTTTCCACTACGGCCAACATTTACGCCCACATTGACGTGGACAGCAAGATGGAAGCCGCGAATATGATTGCCAGCAAAATCAACCTTGGCGAACTTCCCGAAAAGAAGAAATCTCCCAAACGAAAAATCGCTTAGGAGAAAAACTCCGTTGGGCGAACTTGTCCGCCAAAACCAACGGAAAATAAATCCGTTTTGTCTGTCATTTAGCATAAAAGTGGCAGACAAAATGGCAGACAAGCCTGAATCTTGTCTGCCACACAAAAAATACCTAAGCCGCTAAAAGGCTTAGGTATAAGGAATGCCGGTGATGGGGGTCGAACCCATACGGTGTCACCACCAACGGATTTTGAGTCCGTCTCGTCTGCCAATTCCAACACACCGGCGTATGTAGGTACTTTGCTAGTATACCAGCCCCATGCCAAATTGTCAAGGCATCCGCGCCGGGATTTTGCGGACAAATTTTCCGATTTTTTTTCAAAAGGCATTGACAAACGGTTTTGATGCCGCTATAATAATTAGCGTCGCCTGACGGCGTCATGGATATTGCCCCATAGCTCAGTTGGTTAGAGCACCTGACTGTTAATCAGGGTGTCGTCCGTTCAAGTCGGACTGGGGCAGCCAACAAAAATCACCGAGTCATCTTCGGTGATTTTTTATGCGGCCGTAGCTCATCTGGTAGAGCGCCACCTTGCCAAGGTGGAGGTAGCGAGTTCGAGCCTCGTCGGCCGCTCCATTTAACAACAGCCCCGCAGAAGCAATCGTTTCTGCGGGGTTGTTTTGTTTTTTCGGTGAATGTCAAGAGTAAATGCGAAAATTTCATAATTTAATTTTTTTAAAGGGCGGCAACGCACGTTTGATATGCCATTTCGGCAGTCAGATAGCCAAGGACTTTACGGGGATAGTTGTTCATCCAATCTTCGACATTCTGAACCTGTTTCCGTGTCACATCTGCAAAGCTTGTGCCTTTTGGGAATTTCCGCCGAATCATGCGGTTTAGATTTTCGTTTGAACCGCGCTCCCATGAACTGTACGGGTGGCAGTAGTAGAATTTCGTGCGAAGTCCGCTGTACAGTATAGATTTTTTCATTCCTTCCAGATCGGAAAATTCAGTTCCATTGTCTACAGTAATTGATTTAAAGATTTTACGAAACTTGGCACCGAAGCGCCGTTCTAACCGATTCAAGGCAAGAACGGTGCTTTTTGCTGTTCTGTCGGGCATAACGATAATGATTTCCTTGCGGGTCTTTCTCTCCGTTAGAACCAGCAGAGCGCGCAGGCTGGTTTCTGCGGCGCTGTATACAGTGTCCATTTCCCAGTGTCCAAATTCTTCACGGTTGTCGATGATCTCCGGGCGCTTTTCGATGCTTTCGCCACGCGGCGGGCGGGAACCCTTTTTGTTTTCCTTCGCCTTGCGGTGGCGCTTTGGTTTGTCCGGAAGATCTGAATCCGTCAAAGACGCAAAAACACCCTTTGAAATGTAACTGTAAATCGTAGTTACGCACACAGATGTTTTGAATGTGCGCCCCTCTAAGGCTATGTCAGCCAAAGCAGCAGCCGGGGAACGATTTTCATATTTGATTTTGTTCTGTATGTATGCGGCAAATTCGTGATCGTTCCCGATCTTCAAATCTGCGCCTTTCGCGCTCAAATTTGCTTGATAGCGTTCTTCGGCTATATCGGGGCTATACGCGGGATAAAATTCATAAGTTGCGCCGTTCAAACGCTGATACTCGCCCTTCTTGATTTCTCGATAAATCGTGCTGATATGCACGCGCAGTACATCCGCTATTTGGCGGTATGTGTACCCCTCGTTTAAGCATTTTTCAATGCGCAGTCTGTCGGTGCGTGTCAGATGCTTAAAGATGCGCGGCATGTCAAATCCCCCTGTCAGATCAGCGCAGACGCGCCCTGTGCAAGCGCAAGAAGAAATTCAAGCTGTTGGACTGTAAGCGCCGCATGGCCACAGAAACCGCGTGCACATTCGCGTGCGCACGCATCTGGAAGCCATTCGGCAACAGCATAATCTGATGAAAAGTAATTTTTCATATAGTAGGCCCTCCCATGGCCTTGATTTTTCCCGCCAAATTGATTATAATAAAAAATAAGCAAGGGGCGGTTGTAGTCTCTTAGCGGCTAAAGGTTAGATGGTTACTTTTGAACGGGTCTCCATCTGGCCTTTTTGTTTTTTAACTGCATCCACGCGATGTAAAGGTTGAAGTATTGCTGTTTTGATTTCGGGCTTAACTTTTCAAACTCTTTACTTTTCATTTGGCGGTTCCTTTCTGTTTGTACCGCCCCTTGCTATGTTTATATTGTACTATATTTAGTGTAATATTGCAATATGCAATATGCACTAACTCTAGTGCATATTCTTGTGTGTTCTTGTACTTGCTTTAGTACGCTTTCCTGTGCTATAATAGGGATACTGAAAAAGGCCACTTTATAGCGAGGTGTTTATATGATAACTTATGAAGGGCTGTATAAGCAATTATCAAAGCAGGGCCACAACAAATACTGGTTGCGAAAAAACGGAATCAGTCCGTCCGTTCTGGACAAACTCGGCAAAGGCGGTGGACTTGATTATCGCTCAATAAACAAGCTGTGTGCCTTGCTGAACTGCCAGCCGGGCGATCTCATGGAATATGTTCCAGACCCAGCGCCGCAGGATACAGCAGAATAAACAGAACACGGCAGACAACCCATGCGGGCGGTCTGCCGTGTCCTGTTTTAGTCGTTGTCTACATCATCGGGGATGCCGTCGCCGTCACTGTCGGGCACTTCGGGCAATCCCGCAATGCTTGTCAGCAGAGACAGCAGGCCAGCAAGGGCGGATGCACTGACAACGATACGCCAGTCAACAGCCCCCAGAACGGCAGCGCTGCCGATGGTCGCAATGGCCGTCTGTGCAACGGTCTTGATCGCGCGAACGGCAGCAGCTTTTGCAAGAGCGCGCAAATACTTCTTTTTCATGTGTTTACCTCCGTTTCTCCGCTATGCACGGGGAGACTTTCGCACGTTTCGACAATGTGCTTGATGGACGGGTCGCCATCTCCCAAAGCAACATATGGGTCATAATAATTGCGTAGGGTTTCCAGCCCGTAAGGCGGAATGTAGCCCTTACTTACCGTCAGCATCGTACAGTGCAGGATTCGCACGGTGGTCAGTCCATCCGTACTTGATGCCAGCTTCAACCGCAGCGGCCTGCGCAGGCGTGGCCGTGCCGTAACACTGATTCATGGTGCGGCATACCGTGTGACGAATTGCCAGTAGTGCGGCATCCTCTGCATCCACTGCGCAGAGCGGCGCACCTTTCACGCAATAGTAGGTATTGTCACCGGGGTAGACCTTGGCGGGCCGTCCGCAGTCGTATGGGTTGGGAACATAGGCGAACATCGGCATTCCGGGAAACACGCTGGGGAACATATCGCCGATGCAGGCTTTCGGGGTTTTGGTGGTAGTGTCCATCTTTCAATCCTCCTGTTTGGTTTTTCTTCCTGCCTTTGCTTCATGCGGCGTTTGGCAGTTCATATAATGCCGGTCTTTCCCGGCTGTCAGCTAAGGAAAAGTATGGAGAGAAAAAGGGGCAGCGGGCTGTCAGAATCGAACTGACCGATGCTGTGAAATCTGCGCCAGCACCCGCACATGTACCCGGCAGGCGCGAACAGGTTTGCCCGCCGGGGGATGTGGGAAAATCCCACTTAGGTGTCCGGCACCTCTGCGCGGCAGATCAGCGGCCCGCGCAGTGCCCGTTCAGCCGTTCGTACCCCTTTCTGCAAGATGCGTCCGACTGCTGGTAGCGGTCAGTTCTGCGCCGATACCGCCAAACGCGCATAGAGTTGTTATTGATGACACATTTCTTCACACCGCTTATAGCCTATGTCGTTCCGCAGCATGTCCGCATTTGTGACGGCCTGCGAAAGAATGCAGATTCGTGTGCAACCAGAAATCTGAATTTTATGGGACGAAAAGCCGTTCTTATAGTGCAGCACCATCCAACTGCCGCCGCCAGCCGTGCAGTTATAACCTTCCGAAACAGAATATTCCAACTTCTCAAATTCCGGCATACTGATGCGCAGCATTTCCGAAATACTGCGCATGAAGTTTTTAGTCGGCGGGCATCCGTGGCGGATGGCGGTGACAGCTTCAACGGCTGACGGCGGCATAATCTTTGCGGCGCGGTCTGCCTGTTCGGCTATGCTGGTGAACAAATCGGCAAGGCCCTGCGCCTTGGCGGTAAGCTGTTCTAATTTTTCGTTGGCTTCGTCAGTGTTCAACGTGACGGCAATTTCGAAGTCTTTATTCATTCTGTCCCTTTCTTTGTATCCGCCGGGGAACGGCCACGGCGCTTGATGTTCTGATCTACAGTCTGCTGTGCCTTGGCGGCGCTGTAGACTTTACGCCCGCCGGGGAACCGTTCGTCGGTATATCCGCGCGGCAGTTCTCGGTAGATGGTCGCCAGCGAAACGCCGACGACGGATGCAATGTCAGACGGCGCAATGCCGCGCGCATATAGCTTTTCAATAAGTAGGCGGTCATCGTGGGTGAGATACCTATATTCGCGCACTACTGCACCTCGCTTTCGGTAAAAAAATAATGCGAAAAAGGTTTAAAACCTCTTTCGCATTTAATACTAATATTTTCACCCTACCGCACCGCGTAAAAAGCCTATTGCACACCGCCGCGAATTGTGGTAAAGTAAATTTATATAGGTATAAACGAGGGGGAACCATAATGCAGCTGAATCCGCATTACGCCGAGCTGAACGAGAGCTATCTGTT